GTATAATCGACACCATTACAACGCAACTGCAGGTGCCGAGCATCCTTGACAGCGTTGCAAATGGCCCGATTCTGGCTGCCGGAGTAGAGAGTGGGCCTACGGCGGCGCAGATCCTCGAGCGACTGAATTCGAATCTGCTGCCACATCAAGCAGCATTCTGTTTAGACATCGAACACCGCATCCTTGGCCTAGTCAGCGGATTTGGTGCAGGTAAGACCTATGGTCTGTGTGCCAAAGCGATCAACATTGCAGCAGCCAATATTGGGTTTGTATCGGCCCTATTTGAGCCTGTAGCGCCGATGTTGCGCGACATCCTGGTGCGCTCGCTCGATGATATGCTCGAGGCATTGGGCCTGCCATTTGACTACAGGGTGAGCCCGCTGCCTGAATATGTGCTGCACTTCGCAGAGGGTGATCACACAATCCTGCTGCGCACAATGGAGACTTGGAACCGAATACGAGGGCAGAACCTGTGTGCGATCGGCTTTGACGAGGTAGACACAGCGAATCGACGCGTGGCAGAACAGGCTGCGCGAATGGCATTAGCCCGCTTGAGATCCGGCAATGTGCAACAGTTCTATGTCGCAACCACTCCGGAAGGCTTTGGATGGGCCTATGACACATTCGAGCGTACACAAGCCCCAGACCGGCACCTGATACGTGCTCGAACCCAAGACAACCCATATCTACCAGATGGATTTATTGAATCACTGAAAGCCAACTATCCAGATCAGCTGATCAAGGCTTACCTAGAAGGTCAATTCGTCAATCTGACTACTGGTGCTGTGTATGACAGATTTACACGCAGCAAGCATGTTACAACAGATCTCTATGACAGTACTCAGATTGAACCGTTGCGAATAGGTATTGACTTCAACGTCGGCAATATGTCAGCAATCATTGCAGTAAGGCGTGATAAGGGGCTATTTGTAGTAGACGAAGTAAGCGGTGGACATGATACAGATGCTCTGGCACAGCAAATCAGAGCAGCATACCCAACCCATCCCATCTATATATACCCCGATGCATCTGGGGGCAACCGCAGCACCAATGCCACGCAGACGGACATAACCATTCTTGAGAGTTATGGATTTAAGAATCAATCTCCTAAATCAAATCCACCTGTGCGAGATCGTCTGGCTGCTGTGCAGGCGCTGCTCGAAAATGGCAAAGGCGAATCACGCATCAAAATTCAGGCAAAATGTGTCAAGCTGATCGAATCTTTAGAGCTTCAGTGTTATACAGATAAAGGCGAACCCGATAAAGATGCTGGATTCGACCACATGAATGATGCGCTCGGATATCTGGTGTGGCGAGAGTTCAATCCGCTGCACGCAGCTGCGGGCCGGAGCACTGGAATCAGGATATATTAAACACTTAAACTTGGGCAGCATTTGGATGAGGCCGCTGTGTATACCGGCTACAACTTCTATGACAGGCCGCTTGCACAGCGAATAGTCAGCAAGGTCAACGACCCCAATACGTCTTGGTACGCACAAGAGCCGCACTGGATCCTGATTGAGGACTTGCTACAAGGCACCTATGGGATGCGTAAAAAGCATCGCCGGTATCTGCCGCAAGAACCACGCGAGCTGGACGAATCCTACGACAACCGCCTAGCCCGTAGCGTATGCCCGCCGTATTACATACGCCTTGAGCGGATGCTGGCCGGGATGCTAACCCGCAAACCAGTGCGGCTGGATGACACCGCCGACGTGATCCGTGAACAACTGTTTGACGTAGACCTGCAAGGCAACGACCTCAATGTCTGGACCTATGAAGCAGCGCGCAAAATGGTCAGGTATGGCCACATTGGTACATTGGTGGATGCACCTGCTAATGGGGGTAGACCCTATTGGGTCACCTACACGCCACGGCAGATCCTTGGCTGGCGCACCGAGACGCAAGAAGGCAGGCAGGTGCTGACGCAGCTCAGGCTGGCCGAGGTGGTCACAGTGCCAGACGGCGAGTTTGGCGAAAAGGCAGTCGAGCAGATCCGTGTGCTGACGCCTGGTGAGTACCGCATCCACCGCAAGCAAGACAGCGGTGAGTTCACCGTCGTCGATGAAGGCCGCACCAGCCTTAGTCAGATCCCGTTCAGCATCGCCTATGCGCAGCGCCATGGCTTCATGGAGTCAAGGCCACCGCTTGAGGACATCGCAGAGCTAAACCTCAAGACCTACCAAGTGCAGTCGGACCTTGACAACCAACTGCATATCAGCGCCGTGCCCATGTTGGCGTTTTATGGCTTCCCGTCCAGCGCTGAGGAGGTATCAGCCGGACCTGGAGAGGCGATCGCATTTCCTGCCGAAGGCCGCGCTGAGTACATCGAGCCTGCAGGCCGTAGCTTTGAGGCGCAGTTCCGCAGGCTTGAGCAGCTTGCGTTGCAGATCAATGAGCTAGGTCTGTCGGCAGTGCTGGGCCAGAAGCTGAGCGCCGAGACCGCCGAGGCAAAGCGCATCGACCGCAGCCAAGGCGACAGCACCATGATGGTGATTGCGCAGAACATGCAGGACATGATCGACAACTGCCTGCAGTTTCACGCGCAGTACCTCGGTAATGCCACCGCCGCCGGCAGCGCTTATGTCAACCGCGACTTCCTCGGCGCACGCCTTGAGCCGCAGGACATCCAAGCTTTGCTGTCGCTTTACACCGCTGGCACCATCAGCCAAGAAACGCTCTTGCGTGAGCTTGCCGAAGGCGATGTGCTGGGCGATAACTTTGATGTAGACGAGGAGCTGGAGGCCACATCCAATGCGGGGCTTGATCTACCGTCTGCTGGACAAGCTGACAGACTGGCTAGTGGACCTGATGATCTGGATGGAGCCGAAGAAGCCCAGGAAGCAGGAGCTTGATTACACGATGTGCAAACTGCCAGATGAAGTGCTGGCAGTGATACGACTGACGTGGTACAAAGACGGCAAAGCCGATGAAGTGGACGAGCTGCGCATTATGGAAGACGGCCAGAACGGTTACGACGCCTTCGCTGCAGCGGTGCAGGGTGCATTAAAGCGCGGCGCTAATGTCAGCATCCGGTCGCAATACAAACCTGACCAGTTAGGCATCATCTGATGGAAGCGTTATACCGCAATGCCATTGACCTGAATCGCTTTAGCAATAGCGTTGCGCGGCGGATTATCAATGCTTACAACGACATCATCGTCGACAGCGTTAATCAACTGCGCACGATCGACGACCTAGCCGCACCGGTCAAAGCTGCCAGGTTGCGTGGCATCTTGGCGCAACTCAAGGACTCGCTTGCAACCTGGGCGGGCGACAGCACCGAGCTGACGGCTAGGGAGCTGCAGGGCATCGCTGAGCTGCAGTCTGAGTTCGTGGCAGATCAGCTACGCAAGGCGTTACCGGTTGGCGTTCGTGACGCCGTAAACACCGTAGAGATCAGCCCGCAATTTGCGCAATCGGTCGTCACGACCGACCCGACACAGTTGAACGTGGTAGCGCTAAGCGATGACCTGTTCAAGTCGGTCTATGGCGCAGAGGCCCTAGCGCAGCAGGCCGGCACTGGCGTATTCAATCTGACCGCTGCCAAGGGCGCAACAATCACGCTGCCCAATGGCGAGACAGTTACCAAGGCATTCAGGGGCATCGCCGTCGATCAGGCAGAGCGGTTTTCGCAGGTGGTGCGGCAAGGCTTGCTTACCGGTGAGCCGACGCCAGCTATCGCCAAGCGGTTGATCGGCAACCTTGAGTTTGGCGAGCGTGCGCGTAACGTGCGGCAGCTTGTCGCGGCAGGCGGGCAGGCGACAGCAGTAGCCGACAATCAGATCGTCACCCTGGTGCGCACCAGCATTAACCAGGTGGCCAACAGCGCCAGCCAGCAGGTGTATGAGGCTAATCAAGACATCACCAAGAAATACAGGTACGTCGCCACGCTCGACACGCGCACCAGCGCAATCTGCCGGGCGTTGGACGGCAAGACGTTTGAGTACGGCAAAGGCCCGACACCACCGCAGCACTTCAACTGCCGTAGCACGACCATTCCGGTCATTGACTACGACGAGCTAGGGTTTACGCCGCCACCAGCAGGCACCCGTGCTAGCCAGGGGGGACAGGTGCCTGCGAATCAATCTTATGGTCAGTGGTTAAAGGAGAAACAAAAAGGCGAGACTGATGCCGACTTGCTGCAGCGTCAGGCAATGGCGTTAGGAGCCGGTAAGGTTGAGTATTTTAGAAGGCTGTCACAAAAGTACGGACCGCAGAACGCGCTAGCCAAGCTGGTGCGTGATGACGGGTCAGAGCTAACCTTGGAGCATCTCCGCGCTCGGTACGGTGCCCCTGAAAAAAGGTAGTTCACAGAAGACCATTTCGGCCAACATCAAGGCTGAGATGAAAGCAGGCAAACCGCAAAAGCAAGCCATTGCCATTGCGCTGTCCAAAGCTGGTAAAGCCCGTAAAACCAAAGGTAAAAAGTGATGCCTAAGTACACCGGACCAGCCAAGCCTCAAAAGCCCATGCCCAAGAAAGGCGGCAAAAAGAAATGAAACGCGGCGACCGGGTTCGCTGGAACTACCAAGGCACACGCACCTTTGGCGTGATCACCAGCATTGGCGGCGAGCGGGCGACCATACCAACGCAAGGCGGCGGTAGTGTCACACGCGTCGGCAGCATGGACGACCCGATCGTGCGCATCAAATCTGAGTCAACCGGCAACGCGGTCATCAAGAAACGGTCAGAGCTGAAACCCGCACCACGGCGATGATCACCTATCGCGGCGAGCAGTTCGAGGGGTACAACAAACCCAAGCGCACGCCAAACCACCCGACCAAATCCCATGCGGTGCTGGCCAAAGAAGGCGAGACCGTCAAGTTGATCAGGTTCGGTCAGCAGGGCGTCAGCGGCAGTCCACCGCGCAAGGATGAATCAGCAGCAGACAGAGTCAGACGGGCATCGTTCAAAGCAAGGCACGCCAGAAATATCTCCAAGGGCAAAATGTCGGCTGCATATTGGGCAAACCGCGAGAAGTGGTAAATTAGATATGCACTATATCCCTGCGGGATAAGCATGTCTGACGAAAATCAAACCCAGGAGCCTGCGGCACCTGTGGACAATGCTGAAACGTTGCAACGCAGTGTCGAAGCGCTTGAACGCAAAAACCAAGAGCTGATTGCTGAGCTGCGCGCAGCAAAATCCAAAGCGCCCAAGCTGCCTGATGGCGTCAATGTCGATGAGCTGCTTGAGTTCAAAAGGAATTATGAACAACAGCAACTGGAGTCACAAGGAAAGTATCAAGAAGCAAGACAAGCTTTGGAAGCCCAATTCCGTGAGGCGACGACGGAAAAGGACAAGCGCATTGCAGAGCTTGAATCACGCGTGCGTGAGCTGGAGCTTGTCACACCAGCGGTAACGGCATTGGCCGATATCGTACATGATCCTGATCTAGTACTCAAGACCAAATTGAAGTCTGATCAGATCGAACGCGACCCTGATGGCACTGTCGTGGTGGTCGATGGCTACCAGCGCACACCCGTTAGCGAATGGGCCAAGACGCTGCCAAGCTGGATGCAGAAGCAACCCAAACCACAGGGCAGTGGTGCACCATCAGCAGGGGCCAGTTCAGGTGGTGTGCCTGCTGGGATGTCAAATCCATTCAGTCGAGAATCATTCAATCTGACTGAGCAGGCAAGGCTATTCCGGACTGATCGCGATCTATATGAGCGATTGAAAGCTACAGCAAATCGCTAGGATGATGGCACCCGGCTGCGCTGGTGAATTGGGCTGCGCCCACAACCGTAAACCATTTCTCGAGATGAATCATGGCGACTCTTCGCTCTGACATCATCATCCCAGAGGTTTTTACGCCTTACGTCATTGAGCAAACCACGCAGCGTGATGCCTTCCTGGCTAGCGGTGTGGTGCAGCCCATGGCGGAGCTGAATGCTTCTGAGGGTGGTGACTTTATCAACGTCCCCTTCTGGAAAGCCAACCTGTCCGGCGACTTCGAAGTGCTGACCGACAGCACCTCGCTGACCCCCGGCAAAATCACCGCTGATAAGCAAGTCGGCGTGATCCTGCACCGTGGCCGCGCCTTTGAGGCCCGCGACCTTGCAGCCCTGGCTGCTGGCGCTGACCCCATGGCTGCTATCGGCGCCAAAATCGCTGATTACGTTGCTAACCAGCGTCAAAAGGACCTGTTGTCCTGCCTCGGCGGTGTGTTTGGTAGTCTGGGTTCTACCTCCAGCTCTGCTGCTTTCTTTGGCCTGACCATTGACGGCGAGTCTGGCGATACTCCCACCACGCTGAGCCCTCGTCACGTTGCCGAAGCCCGCAGCCTGCTGGGCGACCAAGGCGACAAGCTGGCTGCTGTGTGTATGCACTCCAAGGTCTACTACGACTTGGTTGAGCGTCGCGCTATTGATTACGTGACCGAGACCGACGCACGTCTGACTTCCAGCGTCACCGACTTCGTAGGCGGCAGCATTGCTGGCGCTTACGGCAATCCCACAGTCCCCACCTACATGGGCCTGCGCGTGATCGTGTCGGATGATGTCCAAACCGACGGCAGCGGCAGCTCGACCGAGTATGCCACTTACTTCTTCACCCAAGGAGCAGTGGCCAGCGGTGAGCAGCTCGCAATGCAGACCGAAACCGACCGTGACATCCTCGCCAAGAGCGATGCCATGTCGATCGACCTGCACTACTGCTACCACCCCGTTGGCGCCAAGTGGGGCGTGACCACGGTCAACCCGACTCGCGGTCAGCTGGAAACCGTCGGCAACTGGTCGAAGGTGTACGAGCTGAAGAACCTCGGCATCGTGCGCGCCACCAACACCTCCAACTTTGATTGAGGTAACTAACCATGGCACAACCTTCCCAGTTTGAACTGTCAACCGAGCAGTACATCGTTGCTACCCACTGCATCGCCTCTTCGGTGGCTGATGTGCAGTTCTACACCGCTCCGGTGAAGTGCGAAGTGGTCAGCATCCGTGAGGTGCACGCCACCGCCGGCAGTGACGGCTCTGCTGTTTCTGGCACGATCCGTCGTTGCCAAGGCACCGAGGCTGCCACTGCTGGTGATGACCTGCTCGGTTCCACCAAGATCGACTTCAAGGGCACTGCTCTGACTGAGCAGAAGTTCGATGCTGCCGATTCTGGTGAACTGACCAGCACCGCCGCCAACCTGACCCTGGAGGCTGGCGATCGTCTGTCTCTGGACGTGACCGGCACCACCA